AGTTCTGTCATGTAATTAAGTCTAGCGTAGGGTGTTTTGATATGCTAAGTAGTATGAGTCGTGAGTTTATTGAGAATGTCGTTCTCATTCTTTTGTCGTCGTTCCTTATTGGCGTCATGGTGGTGGGCGGTTATCTGCTTATCACTGGGCTTCCGGCTTTCGTTCGTTTTCTTTTTATCATTTGGTATGTTTTGATTGTTTGAAAGGAAGTTTTATAGTGTCTTACGAGAACATTACCCGGTATGATAGTCCGAATTATACGAGCGGTCGCCCGTATGGTATCAAATTCATCGTGATTCATTGGTGGGGTGATCCGAGCACTCATCCGACGTTCGAGGGCGTCATTAAGACTTTGTGCAGTCCGGCTCGTGGTGCTTCCGCGCATTATGTGGCTGAGGCGGGCCGTGTGGCGTGCATCGTGGATCCTGATGATCGTGCGTGGAATGCCGGGGATGGTATCGGCGTCCGTTCCAAGGGTAATGATATGGGTATCGGCATTGAGTGTAATCCCCGTCAGTCGGATGGTGATTATGAGACGATCGCTGAGCTTATTCGTGATCTGCGGGTGGAGTATGGAGACTTGCCGTTGATTCGTCATCGTGATTGTTCTGCGACGCAGTGTCCTGGCTCGTATGATCTGGATCGTTTGGATCGTTTGGCCCGTGGTTTGGTGGCTCCATCGAATCCGGTGCCTGTGCAGCCGGCTACGCAGTCGGTTATGAAGCTTGAAGTGGATGGGTCTTGGGGTCCTTTGACGATGCGGAGGGCTCAGGAAGTTGCCGGCACGACCGTGGATGGTGTCATGTCCGGTCAGATCAGGTGTGTCGAGAATCGGAATATCGCTTGTCTTGAGGAGGGTACTTCGGGTAGCGATTGGGTTGAGTGGATGTCTCGTCGGTTCGGTATTACGGATCGGCCGCGCAATGCGGGTCCTGAGTTCATTCATAGGTTCTTGATGGAGATGAACGGTTTTCCGGGCGATGGGATGATCAGTCCTGCCCCTAGTATGGCTGTGAAGGAATTTCAGAAGCGTCTTAATGACGGTATTATCTTTAAGTGATTGAAAGGATTGGTTGTTTATGGCTAAGCATGTGATGTTGTCTGATGACGCGTTGTCTGGCGAACCGACTTCGGAGACCATGATCACGAATGAGTGCGCGGATGGTTCGGATGATTATGTGCCTGCGTTCAACGCCGATACGCGTCGTTGGGCGTATTTGCTGTCCGGTTTGTTGGGTATTGCCGGTGCGGTGGCTAGTTTGGTGAGTGCCGTTCCTGGTGTTCCATCGTGGGTTGCCGTTGCCGGTGGTGCTTGTGCGCTGGTTGGTTCCGGTGTAGCTAGCTTGTTCGGCGTGCATTATGCTGGTGTGAGCCGTTAGTCGACTTTAGTATATGAAACGCCCCGCGTTTGGGCTTGTTCGGCCGTCAGCGGGGCGTTTTCGCATGTTTTGGGGGTTACCTCCAGTAGAAGAAGTGCAGTGTGATCGGTGCTGTCATGGTGAAGTCGTATCCGATGCCATTGTCGATTTCGTGGACTGGTGTGGTTTCGACTTCTTCGATGCCGTTCAATAGGCCGCGGAGGGTGATGAACGCGTCGTAGTCTTTGATGCCGATCCGACCGTAAGTGATTTCCGGGTCGAGTCCGTCCTCGTCGAGGATGGTGCCTATTTTCGGCTGGTGCATGATGAGGCTGATGATGGTGGTGAGGTATTTGACGGTTTCCATTTATGGCTCCTTTTTATGTTGTGGCAGGATCCCCGCCTGACGTTTTTACTATATCATAAGCGGCGTGCCACACCGGTGCGACACGCCGTAGGGAAGGGGATTAGTCAGGGAAGATGTTTGGGTTGAGCTCGGCATTGATCAACTGCCTGTACTTCTTGAGCGGGTGTCTCAATCCGTTTTCCCACATCTCGATGATGGTTTTACTGGACACGTGGAGTCTTTCGGCGAGGCCGGCCTGTGTGTACCCGTAACGGTTTCTCCAATATTTGAGCCGCTGCATGCTGGGGACCTGCGCTTCGATAATACGGTAGGCGACCGGAGAGTGACTGCCGTCGTGTCGGATGGTGTAGAAGAGCCCCGTGTAGGCGTTCTGGTGTATTGTGATTCTCTTACCTCCGATGATGGCGGAGAACGGTTTCGTTGCCATGGTGTTTTTCATTTCCTTTCAATTGATGTGGTGGGGTCGAGGAGTTCTTGGACGAGGTCTTTGCCTTTTTTGGAGAGCTGCCATCGCCAGCATGGGCGGCCGTGGCTGCTGACGCCGTTTCTGTCGACACGGTGGACGTATCCGCCCCGTTCGAGTTCAACCATGCGGCTTCTTAGGCTTTGTGGCGTGTCGTGACAGCCCAGTTTTGGGGCTATCGCGGTCAGGTGTTCTTGGGTGGTCGGCTCCTCGATTAGGTGGAGGAGGATGATCACGTGGCGTTGTGGAATGCCGTACATTAGATCCTGCTTTCTGCTTGATGCCTGTAATATGCGGCGATGCTTGTCGCTGTGGCCAGTCCGATTAGCCATTTGAGGCCGAAACGAATGCGAAACGCTTTCGCGCTTGCAGTCCATGCCGGCAGGCTCATGTATAAACTGAGGCACCATCCACAGTAGGCGAGTTCTCCGAAGCTGGATACCAGGTCGTTGGCTTGGTTTTCGGTTTTGGCTGTGAGTCGCTTTCTGAGTTTACTGAAGGCGTATGCGGGTCCTGGTGAGAGTTGAGTCGTTGTGACGGCGTATCCGGCCGTGAGTCCGGCTGTGATGACTGCGGTCCACCATTCCGTTTTCATTGTTGGCTCCTTTCGGTTATGTCCTGTGGGTCGTATCGGATGATGCCGTCCGTGAGGATCATTGGATATTCGACGTGTTGTCCTTGGTTTTGGGCGATGAGTCTCATCAGTGTGGCCGTTTGGCTGCCTGATGGTATGACGTGTAGTCGTCGTCGTGTTTTTTGTGCTTGCGTCCGGCATTTGTCGAGGTGTTTCAAGCTTTCCGGATGGCAGGTGGGGCATCCATCGAAGAGCATGTAGATGTCTTCGCTTTGGAGGAGGCTGTCGATGGTCATTGAAATGTCGCTCCTGTTGCTTCGGTGATGATGTCGATGATGTGGAGTGTGTTGAGTTGTTTGCGTTTGTGGTCGGCGATGAGTGGTTGGATGTCCTTTCGGTGGATTGGGATGATTTGGTGTCGGGCGTCACCGTAGACGCGTGGGTCGTACATGCTGAAGTAGAGCGTTTCGAGCGTGTCGCAGACCACGAAGTATTGGAGGGCTTGTGTTCGGTACATGTCGGGGATGAAGTCCATTCCAGTGGCGTTAAGGCTTGTGGTTTCCGTTGGGAGTACTTGCGCGGCTACTTCGTGCAGCGGTGTCGGGATGGAGTGTTGGCGGATGTACTGTGAGTGGATCATCCATGGGATAACGGTTTGGAGGTGGTAGGCGCTGCCGAGGCTTTTGCATTCGATGGCCCATGTCGGGTTGTCTGAGGCTTGGTAGGCGTCTGGACTGCAGGCGAGTCGGGCGTCTTCATCGTTTTCCCAGATGCCGCAGTCCGTGATGCAGTCTTCGGGATTGTAGCCTAGTTGTTGGAGGGTTAGGGCGATGTTTTCTGATTCGAGTCTGTGTCCGCGTTTCATCGGGTTTTCGTCGTCGGGTTGTTCGGCCATGGTTTCGGCTAGGAATTTCCAGAAGTCGATGTTGACTTTTAGGTGCTTGTTTTTTGCGTCGGCTTCGATAATTCGTGTGTCGTAGTCTTGTGCTTTTCGGAAGTATTCGTCGGCTTTGGCTTTGGTTTTTGCGGTTTTTGACTGTTCGAGTGCTTTGTTTCGGTATTCGGTGAGTTTTTTGATGTCGGTTTGTGGATAGCGGCTCATGGCTAGACTGCCGCTTTTGGTGCCGGTGATACGGCCGATGCGTTCGTTGAGCCATGCGTCGGTGTCGTTTGCTTGTGAGAGGTTGATGATTTTCATTGTCTTCCTTTCTTAGTTGATATCCTTACTATATCATCTGGTAAGGTAGAGGGTGCATGCCGGCGTGTCGTTTCCTCCGTTTCTTCATTTGTGTCCCAGATATGATAAAGCCCCGGCGTGTGTGCGCCGGGGCTATCCTTATCATATTCTATTGATGGCGTCCATGAGTTTCGTCATGTCGGATTGGGTGATGCCTTTCCAACCTTTGACTGACCGGTTGAGTGTACCGCTGATGAATTCGCCTCGTGCCTCCGCTGGAACGGCGTGTGCGTCCATGGCTTTGACGAGCGTGGCGTACTGGCCTGCTCCGATTGGCTTGTCGGCGGTTTTGTATTGCTGTTGTGCGTATGCTCCGTCGTCATCCTTATCCGGGAAGATGCCGAGGATGGTAGTGAGGCTGTAGCGACGTGCGTAGGTGATGGCGCTGCCGACTTGCTGAGGGTCGCCGGTAACGAAGAACGGGTATTCGCAGACCGTCATCTGATCAGTGTCGTCGAAGATGATGGTTTCGATGGTGCCGAGGATTTGTCTTCCGTCTCCTCCGGGTGTGTAGGTGACTTTTTGGGTGAATGCGAGTCCGTGCTTTGCGAAGACGGGTTTGATGGTCTTGAGCAGGGTGGCGAGGTTGAGGTACTTGTAGGTGCGGTTGCCGGCTTGTGCGGTTTCGTCGGTGCTGAAGTTTGGTACTTCGTTGAGGACTTTAGCGAATTTCTTATTGAGGCTGTCGTTTTCCATTTATGGCTCCTTTTGTCGGGTCGGTGGTCAGTGCTTATAGATGGGGCAGACGATGGTCTGTGGCTCGTTTTCGGTGACGTTGTTGTAGATGGTTTCGAGTGTTTCCATTCCGCCTAGGTTGTAGGCCTGCGTGTAGAAGTCGATGCGTTCCGGATTATTTTTGGCGAGCGTGTAGAGGTAGCAGGCCCATTCCGCACCGTCGTGGTCCCATTCGTAGTCTTCGAAGGTTTGCGCGTAGTCGTCGAGTGTAACGTATTTGTGGTCGCCGACGTGGTAGATGATGCCTTTGGGCATGACGTCGGTGGTGTAGTGGCTTTTTTGGTCGAGGCGTACGTCGATGTCGTGCATCATGGCTTTGGCTTCGTTGGTGGTGACGTGGTTCATTGGTTGTTCCTTTTGTGTTCGTCAAGCTCTTTGCTTGATATGTTCAATATATCATAAAAAGCGTGCCACGTTAACGCGACACGCTACAATTCGTAGATTTTCCTGTGCTCACCGTCTCCTGTAAGACATGAGGATCGTGAGTGCGAGCATCAGGGACACAATCCACACATCAGACGTTCCCGTGCCACTTTCTCCTTGTGTTCTTTGATGACGGCTTCGATCTCCTGCCTACAGTATTGCGGGATGATCGGGGCGAATTCGTCGACGGTTAGGCCGGCCTCATACCATCTGATGATCTGCATCTTCGTTTCTTTCTTCATTTGTCCCTCCTTGTCGGCGTGATATATCTGACGCAGTCGTCGTGGATCTTCCTGACCTGATCCTCGTCCATGGAGAGGATTTCGGCGGTCTTTTCGACCGATTGATTGAGGTCGAAAAGGTAGTGTTCCGCTATGACGACTTCGATCTGGACGTCGTGAAGCTTGCGTGTCATTTGCTTTCCTCCTCTATCATTCGATCCAAGGCCTTGATGACGGCATGCCAGTCGCTGTTACGGATGCCATGCCATGCGATACGTTCCAAACCGTCGGTTGATTGTGCCAGTCTATGCAGGATGACCCCGCATGTGCTTGCCGTGTACGTTAGTTCGTGTCTTATGGCTGCGAGTCGTGCGTACCATCGTGCTTTCTTCAGGTCTTCGATTGGTTGTCCTTTTGACTTGTGTCGCCACAAGTATTTGATGACGTTCCCAGTGCTGAAGCATTGGTATTTGGCGAGGACGATGCATTCGTAGCCGATGTTGCGGTGATTGTAATGGGTTGGATGGTTGACGGTGTTTTTCATGCTTGTTCCTTTCGGGTGGATTCGGTTTCCAGTTTCTTGGCTTTGGCTTTGGCCCGGCGTATGCGGGCCCGTTCCCTCTGTTTCCTGACGTATTCGGCTTTCTGCTCCGGGGTCATGGCGTGGTAGCGTTCTCGTTGTCTGGCGAGCATCGCTTCCCTCCATTCGGGGTCGGAGTGGTAGCGTTCTCGAGCGGTTTCGCGCTTCTTTTTCATGATCTTTGGGTTGCTGTGGTATTCTTTTTGTTTTTCTGCGTAGTGTTCGGCGTGTGACTCTCTCCATTTGCGGTTCGCTTCAGCTCGTTCTTCCTTGTGTCGGCGGTAGTACTTCCAGTTGCTGATTTTGCGCCGTTCGTCCGCTGTTGGTTGACTGTTGCGCATTTCATTTATCCAGGCCATCGTGTCATCGTCATCGAGGTTGATGATGATTGGCTCTTTTTTCTTGCGGCTCATTGTTTTTTTCTTTTCAGAAGTAGATTGCGATGAGGTTGGCGAGGTCTTCCGGGGATGTGAGGTCCGTGACGGCCTTGTCGAACAGGGTGCTGGTTGCAATGGTGTTGCCTGCCTTGTCGTATAGGATCATGTCGATGAGATTTCCCTCGACTGGTGTGACCCACAGTTTCTTGCCTGAGTTGCGTTCGGTGATTTCAAATGAGGTCCCGTAGTCGTTGAGGTCGATTGTTTTTGCCGTGTAGTTGTTTCCGGAGGCGTTTAGCCTGTCAAGGATTTCGAGGGCGATGGTGTTTGGTTCGATGGTCATTTGTGGTCCTTTTGTTTTGTTTGGCGGATTGTCAGAGGTGGTGTTTGATGTCGTCGATGATGGAGTCGAGTGGGATTTGTTCGTCTTCGGAGGACCGGTAGATGGGCTCGTATTCCACGAAGTAGCCCCTGTTCGGGTCGTCGTGGCCTATGGCTACTACGTCGTCGTCGTCGTCATTGTCCAGTGTGATGTACATGGTGTTGTCTGAGTCTTCTTTTGTGAGGATGATGGTGTTTTCGTTGGCGACGAGTTTTTCGTCGTATTCGTATGGTAGGCATCCGTTGAGGATATGGAATAGGGCTTGTATGTTTGTGTTCTTGTTCATTTTGGTTTCCTTTTTATTTGGTGGCGTTGTTTTCCTTGCCTGATATTTAACACTGTACATACACGCGTGGTATGACACGCCGAGGGTATGAAAAAAAGTGGCATGCTGTTGCGCATGCCGCCTTAGGGTCGCTAGAGGCCGAGGAGTCTTGCCATGTCGGCCGAATCGTCGCGGAGCTTCTTCTCACGCCTGTCAGCGCCTTTCATTTCGATCGGCACGCACATTTCGAGCAGCCGTGAATAGATGCGTTTCCTGTCGACGGAGCTCGGGTTCTTTAGATCGGCTTGTGTGAGATTGGATGTTACGATGAGTGGTTTGCCGCTCCGGTATCTGGAGTCGATGATGTTGAAGATCATCTCGTTCATGAAGGATGTGTCGCGTTCTGCGGCTAGGTCGTCGATGACGAGCAGGTCAAGACGGTTGAGGTCGTCGAGGTAGCGTTGTTTGCCGTCGAACGTTCCTTGGAGGGTGTTGGTAATCCTTGCGAAGTTGGTTACGAGGCATGGACGTCCTTGGTTGATGAGTTCGTTGGCGATGCAAGCTGCTGTATATGTTTTGCCAGTGCCGACCGTACCGTACAGAAGCAGTCCTTTGCCGCGTTTCTTCATTTCCTGGAAGTTGTCGACGTATTTGTGGGCGATGCTCGTTGTCTTCGGGTCTGTTCCGTCGTCGTTGGCGAAGGTCCAGTCGGCCATTTCACTGTCGGGGAAGCCGAGTTTGCGGAGTCGGTTTACTTCGACGCGAAGGTTTTGTGCCTGTCGGGCCTGTTCTTCTGCGTTCCGGCGTTCGCGTGCGCAGTCGCAGGGCGTGTATGGTTTCTTCTCCTTGCCGTCCCATGTGGCGATGAAGCGGCATTGTTTTGGCGTATGGCATTTGCCGCATGTGAGGAGGCCGTCTTCGTTGAGGTAGTCGCCTTCTTCGTAGTGGCTGTTTTTGTTTGCTTCGTGGATCATGGTTTCGATGAGGTTGGTTTTCATTTGTGGTTCATTTTCTTTTACTTGAGATAATGTTATCTCACGTGTTGCCGGCATTGTGTGCCGGCGTGTCGTGGGTTAGAACCAGCCGTTTTCGCGGGTGCATTCAGGTAGATGGCCGTCGGCATCCTGTGCGAGGGGTGTGGCGTTGGTGTTGGGTCGAATGGTCGTTCGGGCGTTGAGGTAGCCCTCGAATTTGTTACCGAAGAGGGTTTCCGGTCGGAGGAATTTTACCATTTCCGGGTTGTTGAGCCATTCTGCGCATTTCTTGTCGATGACCAGCTTCATATCGTCGACGGTAAAGCCTTCCTTGAGGCGGGTTTTGACTAGTTTGCGAGTGTTTACGGTGGTGGGCTTGTATTTGGTGCCGGCACGGCGGTTTAGGTGGTTTACGACCTCTTCGGTGGGGTCTGGATCCTTTGGCCGTGCGGGGGCTTGCGGCTCGTCGATGAGCGGTTGTGGTTCGATGGTGTCGTGTTCCGTCGTGGTGTCGGGCGGGGCTTGCACGTCGTTCTGTCGTGCGGCGATTTCCGGTGGGACGGCCGTGTAGTCGCACATGCGGATTCCGTTCACGTATTTTTCATGCTTGACGATGAGCTTGTCGGTGAGCAGTGACGCGAGGGTGTTGTCGACGGTCCGCATGGAGCATCCACACCATTCCGCGATGTATCGTCTGGTGCCGGAGAATTTGGAGTTTTCGTCTTGCGAGAAGCCGTAGATGAGGGCGTAGACGATGAGTTCGTAGCCTTTGAGGTTGAGTTTGGTGCGCATCCATCCTTGGATTGCGATGAAGTTGTTGTCTTTTACTGCTGACATGATATTTCCTTCTGGGTAAAGTAAATCCCACTGACTGCTACCGTCTCCACCCGGTGGCAATCAATGGGATTCGTACCATTCCAAGTTATTTGCTCCATCCAAGCGGTGGAGCACTCGGAATGGCGTATGCCTCTAGCATACCACGTTTTCTAGACGACACGCCGCTATATTCGGGTTATCGCATACCAGCTGAGGCAGCCGTAATGAACCATGCTGAACAGTCCCTCATCCTCAAGCTTTCCGAGGGCCTTGGAAACGATGACTGCGGGCAGGTCCGGGAACATCCGGGGAAAATCCTTATAGGGCATCCGAACCTAATAACGGCCGACATGATAGTGGCGCTGCCGCCTCCTCTGTTTCCGGTAGTAGTCGTAGAGCGGAGCATAGACGGTCGCCGCGGAAAAACCCAGTCTCTCGACCGGTTCAGGCATGGACGGAAGATTCTTCAAAGTCAATCCTCCTCGATGAAAGAGCAGAAGAGACTCCGATTGTAGAGAATGCCTCCAAGCTTCGAAAGTGCGGTCACCGGATTATCCTATTTCCTGCATGCGATATCCCAAGCCTTAAGGACTTCATCGTTACCGAACTTCGAGCACAGGCCCGAGAAGAACTTCCGTGCCTTCTGCTCGCCTTCTCCACTGAAGTGGACGCCATACCGTTCAACGAGAGTATTTCCGATGGTGTCATAAACGCTCATTATGTGATCTTTTTCTTGCCGTTGGCGTTTACCTCAAGCATACCACAAAGCATCGAAAAGCATCAAAAGGCAAGGTATAGATACTTACTGCACATTCGCATCATCACCTCACTTACTGCACATTCGCATCCTCACCTCACTCACGTTCAACCCGGTCACCGCCATGCCCTGTTTCTTGATAGAGGGAGCGAGCTCCGGTAGAGAGAGTAAGCCTTAAGGGCTAAAGCGTTTTTTAGTGCTTTAGGTTAAGGCTTGTTGATTGTTTCCGTCAGTCGGTCGTCCGTACGGCGTCGGTCATAAGAGTGATGTATTACTATCACTGATGCGGCATGCCCCAGCAGGTCGCGCTACATCTTTGATGTGATGGTGTCGGCATCCCGGTTGTTCCACCATCGCCTGTTGGGTCGGTTGAACTTCGCACCTCTAACGTGAGTATCAACCAACTATTAGTGGTTGTTCCCTTTACCTAAAGCAAGGACTGTAGCCGGGGAGTTTTTTCATGCCTCCGCACCTGAGAGGCTTATGCTATACTCGGATTTTACGGTTATTTTCAACCCCTATTATAGCGCATCGCTGTAGTGGGGGTTTCTTTTATGTCATCCACGCATTCGCATGGCATTCCTCTCTCACGCTTTCCACCGCACATGCCTCCAGAACGCACGTAAAGGCCCCTCAAACCGATTTTCCCGTCAAACCCGATAACTCGTTAGGACTCGCTCACGACAGCCCATCAGAAAGGCCTTTACGCAAGAAAGTGACGCTCCAGCATCAAAAAGTACCGAAAAGCATCGAAAGCGCCAAGCCATGAGAGAACCACCCAAGCCAAGTAAGGACCAACTCTCCTCTCTGCCTTCTCTCGGATCGAGTATCGGAGCCAAGGCCCGAAGGGCAGCATCGAAACCAAGCCTGTACCCTCCTCGGTACTCAGAGCCATGGAAGAAGTTCCGAGACATCAGGTCAGACACCATGGCTCCACTCCGTAGTCACCGAAGCCATCAAGGCTTGTTCTTGGAGACTGGTTTCGTTTCTCTCTCTCTGGAAAGAAAGATTTTATCTTTCTTTCTCTCTCTTTAGAGTATTTACTAGAATATCCCTATATCTTATAGAGATCTATATTATAGAGTTGCAAATTTTGCAGCTTCCTTGCTGTAAATTCTGCAGTACCCCCACTGCATATTTTGCGGTACAGTGCTGCAATGATTGCAGTGGGTGCGCAATCGTACGGGGAACTGTCTGAGGGTTCACACGTGGCACGCACCCTTGGTTGAACACGAACCATCGGCAATGACAAAAAAGCCCCAGCCAGTCCGGGATTCTCTTCCCAAGACCAACCGGGGCCATGACCATTCCTACGCCGTCACGTCTCCTTGATGCTCATGCCGTACCGTCGTGCGAAGAGCTTGCGCTTAAGCCTATATATGTCGGTTCTCATGCCCTTGACGTCCTCGACGACCGTCTTGCCGTCCTCCACGTAAACGAAGTCCGCCACGTAGGAAACAGGCCGGTAATGACTGCCGTCCACATCAAAGGCCGGCACGAGCTCATAACGCACCTGACGGCGCAGATCCTCGATGCTTCCGTCCTCCTCCATGCCTTTTAGGACGAGATACCTGTCAGCCTCCCTCTTCGAGTCAAAAGTGACGCCGTCGACGCATGTTTTCTTTGCGTGGTATTTGCTTCGTCCGCTCCACATGGCTTACCTCCCGGTACTTCCGAAACCGTTGTCGCCACGCTCTGTCGCATTGAACGCGGAGACCTGTTCTGCCGATTCGCAGACCACCGGAATCACGACCAGCTGCGTGATCTTATCCCCGGCCTCGAACCCATAGTCTTCACCTCCGTGGTTGTAGAGCTTGACTACGATGCTTCCGGTGTATTCCTCGTCGATGAGTCCGGTGCTCGTGATGGAGTGCTTGACATTGAGGCCACTCTTGCTGACGAGCAGTCCAGCACATCCGTGCGGCAGTGCGACGTGCACTCCTGTGTCTACCGTGACGTTTGAGTAGGCCGGTACGGTCACCGCCACCGGCGTGCGCAGGTCCAGTCCCGCATCGGTCTTATAGGTTCGTGTCGGCATGTATGCGTCGTTGTTTAGCATGATTTCCATAACGTGTTCCTTCCTGTGGTATAGTCGTCAATGTCGGAAAGTTTTTTTTGGTTTCCCTTTCCGACTGCCTTTCTATTATATAAAAATACCCACTCGGACAACTGTTCGGGTGGGTATCGTTTTTTTTTACGTTTGTGTCAGCGCTTGCTGTAGCCGCCGCTCAGGGCCTTGACGAGCCAGTAGAAGAAGTAGATGCCGCCAGTAAGGAAGCTATATACGCACACCTTGATGAAGCCTGGGGCCTTCTTCTTACCACTATTGTCCGTCTGAGGCGCAGACACGTTGTTGATGATGATGGGCTGCTGGGTCGGCTGGGTTTCCGTCTGGTTGGTTTCCTGCTCGGTCATTTTTATTCCTTTCAGTTGGGTAGGTTTTTGATGCCCTACGTTGTTTGATGTACTCAGAGTATCATGCCACGTTAAGTGACACGCCGAACAGTCGATGGTCTACCGCACACGTCGGTTGCAATCCGATAAAAACGACGCTATATTGGTACTCGTCCCTCATTATGTACTGACCTACCTCAGACAAATGCTCAACCGGCTTCCACGCATACCACCGGTTGAGCACTTTTTTATATCCAAAACCCTACAATCCTCTCCACACATGCCTGTGACACACCAATACGAAATAAGTTGTAGGAAACACTCAAACCGTTATATAATAAGACCTATGAACGCTAAAGATTACACAGCAACAGTCCCCGAATACGCCAAGCGCTGGAAGCTCAACATTCAGACCGTCCGCCGCTTCATCCGCGAAGGACGACTCCACGCAGTCAAGGTCGGCCGATGCTACTTCCTCGACCCGGACGTCATTCCCGACAAGGACAGACGCTCGGCCAACGAGTAGCCATCCGACCAACCAACCATTCAAGGGGTGAACGTACCGTTCGCCCCTTAACCATCACCAAGCAAGGAAAGGCAACAAAATAAACACCGAAATCCAACCATTCGAATTCGAAAACAATCAGGTCAGAGCATTCACCGACGGCGACGAAGTAATGTTCGTCGCAACCGACATCGCGAAGATCCCCTCGAACGCCGGCATGCCAATCGGAGAAAAGGAACTACGCGAATGGCTTAAACAACACGATTGGATATCCCGACACGCCGGAACATGGAGTGCGGCTTCGGAACGGGTGAAAACCGGACGCTTGGCCATGGTGGAGTCAAGATCACACGGACGACATAAGGACGGCAGCACCTTCGCGTTCGCCCCGACTGTCAAAATCACCTGCAGAGGCCTGGCACTACTTCACACGCGACTCAGCGAAACCCGCATGAACGAAAATCTCGAAACAACCACTCACTGACAAAAAGAAAGGCTCAACACCTATGCACGATCCACACATCATCCTCCCCTCTGCCCGCCTCGTCGCCGACCCAGAACAGAAACAGTCCAAAAACGGCACCCCATACCTGCTCATCCGCGTAGCCGCCAACGGCTCTCACAAGGACAAGCAGACCGGACAATGGATCAACCACGACACCATGTTCGCTACCATCTTCGAATACGACCAGCGTCTCGCGGCCACCTACATGCAATCACTGCACAAAGGTACCCCGGTACGCGTCGAGGGAGACCTGAAATGGTCTATAGGTACCGACCGTAACGGGCAACCACACACCAACTTCACCATCAACTACGCGACCATCACCATGGTCCTCCAGAAAGTCAAGCAGCAGCAGCAGCAGGAGCAGTCCCGACCACAGGCCACCAGTTACGCTCCACCTGCACAGCAGGACCCCTACAACGACCCATACGCCGAAGAATGGTAAAAAGAAATGAAAACACCCACGAACAATAACGACAATCCGATCGGATATTGGCTAGGCCGCATCCTCGCCTACCTCACCATCATCCTGACCACACTGCTCGTAACCGGAGGAGGTATTGCACTCTTGAAACTCCTCATCGACTTCATTCTCAACTAAACCCAAGCCTCTCCAACAACACGGAGAGGCTTTCTTCTAAACAGATATAATCAGTCATATGACAGACGTGACAAGAGATCATCGAGGCCGCATCACCGGTGGCGTCCTCAACCCCACCGGCAAAGGTGGATTCCAGGAACGACCAGAAGACCGAGGCTCATGGACCAAAGACACCAGCCCCACCCGATGGATGCGCGAATTCAGCAAACTCACCATAACGGAAATCAACGAAAAAGCAAAAGACCCGACCTTGACGATGGTGCAGCGAATCGCCATCAAACACGTCCTTAACGCATATAAGGACCCGCGCGTGACATCCGACTACATCGACAGGCTGGACGGCAAAGCACGCCAATCCACTGACGTGACCGTCACCGGCTACGAGCCGCCGCACATCACCCTCGAAATCTTTGACGACAACCCGAAAAACGATAAGGACGACCAGTAGACACGTAAACTGGGAGTATGCAGATAGCAAAACCTTACCGAGACCTATGGTGGTGGCTCCACACGGAGACACCACCATATCGTTATTACTGTTATTCCGGCGGCAGGGCCTCAGGTAAGAGCACCGCCGTCGCTCAAAGCCTCATTCTCCGCGCCTCCGTACAGCCAATCACCGTCCTCTGCGCACGCGAATTCCAGAATTCCATCACCGACTCCGTATACAAGCTCCTCACCGGCACCATCGAAAAATTCGGCCTGCAAGGCTTCGAAATCCGACGCGACGGCATCGGCCACGTCAACGGCAGCAGCTTCATCTTTCGCGGCCTGCACGACAATATTCAATCCATAAAAAGCATCGAAGGCATCGACGTCTGCTGGATAGAGGAAGCCCAAACCATCAGCCAGGCAAGCCTGACGACGCTTATTCCGACCATCCGCAAGACCAACTCGACACTGATATTCACTTGGAATCCGCTTACCAGCCACGACCCGGTCTGGACATACTTCATCACCACAGACTCCAAAGAACGCCTGCGCCAGACATGCCACTGGCACACTACATACGAGGATGTACGCCGCCTCATCAGCCAAGACGTCCTCGATATGATCGAAGCCGACAAACAAACAGCCGACTACGGACACGTCTGGCTTGGCCTGCCATACGCGGACACCGACAACCAGCTCATCAGCGACGCCATGCTCAACGAAGCCCTCCACCGTACACCATCGGACGGCCCCGTCACCTTCGGAGTCGACGTCGCACGATATGGCAACGACCGCACAGCCCTCACCATCAAACAAGGCAATCGGATCGAAACCCTCGAATCATGGACCCACACAAGCATCGTCGAAACCGCCGAAAGGATCAAACTCCACGCTTCACGACACCAGCCGATCGACATTCGAATCGACGACACCGGCGTAGGTGGAGGGCTTACCGACTTGCTCAAATCATGGGGACTGCCAGCCACCGGCATCAACTACGCCGGCAAACCAAAGGATCCGCAATACCCCAACATCGCATCCGAACTCTGGTTTGACTTCGCAAACATGCTCCCCCAGCTCGGCATCAACCCGCGAATCCCCGATCTAGCCAAGCTCACCACCGAACTGATCACACGCAAATGGCACATAAACAGCCGCAACCAACGCCAAATCGAAAGCAAACAAGACTACAAAGACGCTATGAACCTTGGAAGCCCGGATTTGGCCGACAGCCTACTCCTTGCATGCTACGAGCCACCGAAACTCCCCTCATGGGACGTCATAGTCTGCTGACCTAACAGGTAATATACTGAAGACACACAATCCTACTAGTAAATCGAGGACAAAATGACCTTGCTCAACAATATCCGCGCTGGCTTCGAGAGCGCATTCGGTCGAACCAACGCCCCCCACAACACCCCCACACCGGCAAGCGGCAACACATGGCAGCCGCTCGGAGGCAACACCATTCCGATGCACGACACCTACGACAACATCTTCCCCTACGTCAACGCCATCGCACAACGCTTCAGCACCATCATCCCCTACGCAGTCACCACCGACGGCCGCAAACTCGAACCGATACCAGCCGCACTGACCGCACTCTACGCACCAAACGACACCTACAGCTGCCTCGAATTCCTGAAACTCATCGCTTCAGGCATCCTCACCCAATCACACGTCGACATCCTCGTCTGGACAAACGAAGGCCCCGGCGGCAACATCACCCCGAACAACATCACCGGCTACACCATCCTCCCAACCAACAGCCGCGTATACAACGACAACCGCTCCAACTGGTACCACCGCGTAACCATGGACCTCGGCAACGGACTACGCCAATACGAATTCACCCGCAACGAAACCATCTCACTAAGCTACAGCCGCCACCCAAACGACCCGACACGCGGCATCAGCCCCGCCATGACAATCAAAAAATGGGCCAACGTCGACGACATGATAGCCGACTACGAACGCGGCTTCTTCGGCAACAACGCCGTCCCGGCCGGCATGCTCGGCATCGTCTCCGAAAACACCGAAGACTTCCAACGAAACCGAGCACGCCTTGAAAACACCTTCCGCGGAGCTGGCAACAACAACGGCATCGTCTATAACCTGATCCCGGTCGATCCCACCACACACAAGCCAAGCACAGCCAGCAAACTCATCTGGACGCCATTCCAGAACTCAAATGACACACTCGACCTGCAAACCGTCTCCAACGTCGTCAACAACCGACTCGCCAACGCGCTCGCAGTCCCCGACATCATCCGAGGCATCGACAACGGCCAAACCTACGCCAACGCCGAAATGGCCGAACGCGCCTTCATCGAAAACACCCTCAAACCACTCTGCATGACAGTATGGGACAAATGGCAGTTCGAACTCGACCGAATCACGGGCGGACTCGGCTACGGCATCACATTCGACCTCAACCTGCCAGCCCAAACCGAAGTCGAACGAATCCAAGCCGAAACACAGCAAATCCGCGTTAACACCCTCACCCAACTCATAAACCTCGGAGTGACCATCGAAAGCGCCGTGGAAGCACTCAACCTACCAGAATCATACCGACGCCTCGCACTGCACCGGACTGACGCCACCACGCCACCAAACCACTCCACACAAAAAAGGAACGCACGACCCATCGAACCGACTAAAAACACGACGACCGAAGACCACATCCTAACCGTCACACGCACATACATGAACCGAATCATCCGCCTCGCCAACCGCTCCCACAACAGCCTGACAGACGACCTCGAAACCATCGGCAAACAATGGGTCAACGACGTAAAAGACGACCTCCTCACCCACCTCGCCGACTATGCGCGCAAAACCGGCATGAAACTCGAACAAGTCATCACCGCATGGAGCGAACTCCACCCGGAACGGCCACTCGCCGTCGACATCCAGTCCTACACGACAACCGACTGGCAAAAACTCTACGACTGGACCACACTGCCGGACAACGTCAAAACAGCATACGAACGCCACCTACAGGAAATAGCCAACACGACATCAAGAACAGTCACAGACAAAACATTGGAACTCCTGAACCGGGCCGACAGGGAACAATGGGACGCACCCCGACTCCGTGAAACACTCGACCGACTCGGAAACGACCACGCCGAACTAATCGCCAGATGCGAAACCGTCCAATCCCAAAGGCTCGGCAGCCTATACAGCGCCCGTAACCTAAGCGAAACATTAGGAGTCAAACTGCAAAAGGTATGGCGTACCACCGGTGACGGAAACACATGCGACTTCTGCCGTCACATGGAAGGAACGACGATACCGCTCGACTCCACCTACATGGCAAAAGACGCGAACATCAACATCAACGGCCACGACTACGTGAACAGCTTCGAAAACATGGCCACGCCGAACGCGCATCCGAACTGCCGTTGCTACGAAGACTACGAAGTAGTTGAGGACTAACCGAACATGACGCTGTGATATCATGGTGCTCGTCAAGACGCCGCCCACTGGAGCCCTGACGAGCACCACCACGCCAATCCGAAAGGATACGATTTGAAGATTCGCAAGAGTCTCACACATAGCGGTGCTGTTGAAACAAAAGGCCGCACCCTCACATTCCTCGCCAACAGTGGCAAGCCAATGTGCGACGGCCTCACCGTGGACTTATCCACGCTCAAAGCGCCGCTTATCGACGGCAGTTTGAAACTCGTGGACGAACTCACGGAATCCGACCGGCTAACGCTACCGCTCCTAATCGACCACGAGCCAAGCATCAATTCCCAAGCAGGCGTCATCACCCACCTATGGATGACCGATGCCGGGCTCATGGCCGAAGCAAAGCTCAGCGAAGTCGATAACGGCGAACGCGTCCGCCAACTCGCCGCAGACGGATGCCTGACAAACAGTTTCAGCATTACCGTCGAATTTTCCAAAAAGCCAAGCGCGGACGGCATCATCCACGACAGCGAACTGGTGGAAATCAGCGTCGTCTATCGCGGGGCCGACCAACGAGCAGCCTTCACGGCAATCAACAAAAGAAATGGAGACAACATGAATCCGGAACTCATGAAGAAGCTGGCACGGACCGTCGCAGAGTTTAAACTCTCCCCGGACGAGGCCACCAACCTGACCTCTTCAATCAACGACATCATGTCCGAAGCAGTCGACGACATCAACGAAGCCGTCAACGCCCAGACCGACGCCACGTCTAACGACACACAGCAGACCACCGCACCGGAGGAACCTGTCCAGTCCGCAAACAAGCGTCCGATCGTTATCGTCAACAAGAGCAACCGGACGGCAAGACAGTCCGGCATCGTCTCCTTTGGTAACGACCGTAAGACGTGGCTAGACTCCCCGGACGCCATGGCAGCCTTCGAACGCGCCCTCCTCGACAACGACAACAAGGGCATTGAAGCATTTCGCAAGGAGTGGACCGACACTGTATCCCGCAACATGGCCGACACCGCCTCCTTCGGCGTAGGCAAGACCGACGTGGGCAAGTTCATCCCGACCGAAGCCATCACCACCATCAGCGACGCTCTGAACACGCGCGGCTCCGGCCTGTGGAACCTGTTCCGCAAGACCGGCATGGACAGGCTCACCATCGGAGGCAACATCCTCGGCCTCTCCGAAGAAACCCGCGCTCACGGCTACCCGGTCGCCTTCTACGGCACCAAGAAAAAGGAACAGACCCCGTCTTTCGTGAAGCGCGAACTGACCGCGGACTACACGTACAAGTACATCACCCTAAACAAGGGTGATATCCGTCGAACGCAGAAGCCGGGCGCACTGCTCCGTTATATCCTCTCCGAACTGCCGAACTACATCATCCAGACCATCGAACGTCAGGTCGTGCTCGGTGGCTACGATGACATGGCACACTTCCGCTCCATCACCACCGACGCGGCAGACAAGTCCTCCGACTGGGCCGGCAGCAAATTCGCCCTCACCTACACCTTGACCGAGAACGCGCCGCTCATGGGGTTCGTGAAGGCTTCCCACATGGTCCGAGCACAAGGCAACAAGGTCCTGGTCTGCAATGCGGACACGGTAGCCGACCTGCTCATGAGCGCCAACGCGAACGGAAACACGTACATCGCCCTCGGAGGTGACGACACCCTCGCCCGCGCTCTCGGCGTCTCCCAGATCATCACCCCGGAATGGTGGACTGAGGAAGACGACAAGAAGGTCGCAGGCGTGGTCATGTCCGCTTCCCACTACCCGCTCGTCGGAGACACTTCCGTCGAATCGTTCACCAACTTCGCTCTCCAGACCAACACCAACGAATATCTGCAGGAAATCTACGCAGGTGGCGGTCTGGACGCGGAGAAGTCCGCAGTCGTCATCAAGCCGAAGGCCTGATCATGATCGATGAAATGTACTCACGACTCGGCAATAAAGCATTGCCTGAAGACAGTCTGAACACGGTTAAGGTCATCAACTTTGTGGACGAAGAAGGTCAGCCAGTGGCCTTCGGCCAGGGTCCGGCAGGTCCGGCTGGTCCTGTTGGCCCGGCAGGTCCGGCTGGTCCTGTTGGCCCGGCAGGTCCGGCTGGCCAAGTCGGTCCCGAAGGCCTCGCAGGCCCCGCAGGCCCCGCAGGCCCCGAAGGCCCCGCAGGCCCCGCAGGCCCCGCAGGCCCCGCAGGCCAGATCACCAAGGCCTCCCACGTTGACCCGGACACCGGCTCGGTCGCAGACGTGGTGAACGCTCTGGTTAACGCTGGACTCATGGAATGAGCCTTATAACCAGCCAGTAAACAATTAGGTCCTATCGTTACAATTAACGGTAGGACCTTTCTTTCCCCATTGGAGGTTAAATGATAATAGCCGACACCATACGCAAACAGGTAGGCGAAACCGTATACGACACGTGGAAAGCCGCAGCATTAGCCGACCTCGCCAGCATGCTCTGCATGGGTTCACTCGACGAAACAACGGACACCATGACCGGTATCGTCAGCGACGACGGCAAACACGTCATCCTACCATCATGGTATTCAGAAGTAACCGACGTGAGATCCACGTACGACACCAATCTCGAATACACCATCGAATCCACCAAGACGGACAGCCTGACACCGGAAACGAAATACATGAACACTCTCACTCTCACCACACCATACCTGCCAGGCATGGCCGTCGCCATCACCGGCACCCACGGCTTCAACCGACTCCCTGCACCTCTCACCGCCATCCTCGCGGCCATCATCCAATCCGACCAGTCAATGACCGACAGGACCGACAGCATCACCTCCAAACGCATCGAAGACGTAAGCGTAACCTACGCAGAAGCCACCCAAACCACGCTCGAACACGCACTCACCCCATACAAGGCGCTGCTTAACACGTGGAAACTCTGCCACTCCAGCCCAGACACCGGAGGACTCCTCAGCATGCCAACCCCCCACCTCGACCTACCATGGTGGGAAAACGTCCAAGACCACACAGGAGACAACTACTCGTATGGCACTGCAATGTGACCCGTTTACCCTATTCCCCGCACAAGCGCAAACAGCCTCGCTTTGGAAATACACGGCCCCCGGTCTCGACAACATCAAACTCGCCGATGTTAAGACAATAATCAAACACTCCACCGAAACAGACCAGCCAGCCGAATACGGCACCCGGATCTCCACACGCCGTTTCCATATCCAACCAGACAATCTTCCCGAAACACTCCGCGAAGACATGGAAGCATGGCCGGACCTCATACTCAAACTCCATAACGGACGCGCCTATCAAATCACCAAAGCCAGCAGAGGAGACGACATGGACACTGGCAGGACCCTTTTCATCACCCTCACCGGCAACCCATACGGACGGACCAGCCTATGAGCTACCAACTCAAAGTCACCGCCAAATGGGTGCGCAAACTCTCCGCCAAACAACTCAACAAAGGCGGCGTACGCATGATGACCGACATCCTCCGCATGGCCCGCCAAAACGCGCCAGTCAAAACCGGCGCGCTCCGTAACAGTGGCCGATTCCAACAAGTCGAAAACACCCACTGGCGAATCACCTTCGGTAATGGCAGAATCCCATACGCCCGCATCCGTGAACACGAAAACCGGTTGCACCCAAACACGGTCCGCTATCTGGAACGAGCAGCCCGCACCGCAAGTTCCCGCACCAAAACCTACTTCAACATCTAAGGAATAACGCATGATAGACCTAGCAGTGTGCATGACCCTCCAAAACGAAGGCTACGGCATCTACGGACAAAACCTCTTCTTCGGTACCAGCCCCATCCTCGACACCGGCGCGGTCACCAGCATGGAAGGCATATGGGTCAACGCGAACACGGTCGACATCAACGGCGACCTCTACACCGACCAAATCACCATCAGCAGCCGCCACGAAGACGTCCTGGAACAAGGCCGGCTCATGCTCAAACTCCTCAACCTGATCAACACCACACTCCCCCACTACTGCCGACTCACATGTCAGCCAATCACCGACATCAACTACGAAAGCATCCGCACTCACCCGGCCACCGCGATCGACCTCGACGCCATCGACCACGAAGGACACTGGGTAAAAAGCATCCGCTTCCAAATCGACTACAAACTCGATCCGACAACACTGTAAAATAAAAACGGCATAATACACCGCAGTCAAACCGGACACGCCAACCGAAAGGAAAAAAATGGCATCCTATCCACTCATCGGCAAAAAAACCGTCTACATCGACGACATGATCATCCCCCCCGACTACGTGCAGGATGAAGTCGGCACTCTCACCCTCACTCCAAGCACCACCGAAATCGCCAGCCAGTCCGGCACTATCAAAGTGCCGAACGGCAGCTACGACGAAATGAGCTTCGAACTCAACGTCATCTGCCCTAGCGTCCGCTTCCTCGGCATGCTGTTCCCCGAACTCTACCACAACGCAAAATTCAAGCGCGTCATCGGCGGAGACCTCGGAGAAACAGGACAGGTACGATTCGGCGGCAACGAATGCGTCTCCAACACGCCACGAGACATCATCATCCACAACGTGTGCGACGGCCAGTCCAGCGCACAGGACTTCCGCATCCCGCAAGCCCTCATCAGCGCCGGAGGCGAATTCAAGATCAGCCTCAGCGACCCATTCGTCGTCACCCTCACTGGCACCATGACCGCCAGCCCCGAAGGCGCGGTCGTCATGGGCGAACTCGACCTCGACACGCCAAGCTACTACGACGAAAGCACCGGAACCATCAAGCCGTCGACAAACGCCATCACCTCTCTCATCGCCACCCCTTCCAACATCAACTGCAAAGTGAACGAACCAGTGAAAATCACCGTGACCGCCATGCCGAACGGAGCCACCGGCACCATCACCGCAGAAAACTTGGAAGCTGAAACATCCACCGTAACCGACAACGGCGACGGTACTTGGACCCTCATTGCCAAAAAGCCCGGCAACAGCTCCATTGCCTTTAAATCCGGTACCGCACAGGTAACCATCCACATCAACGCGACAGACGACTCCTCCATCGCTTCCAACGACACCAATACAGAAGCGTAACCAGACAGAAAACAGAAAAAGCCCACCATCGTTACAATACGATGATGGGCTAATCCGTCAACACAATGGCATAAAGGAGCCAATCCCAATAATACCACACTCAAGGAGCATGAAATGACCAAACCAACACTAACCATCGACACCCGCAAATCATTCCGCCGACTCACCGTCAAAATCGACGGCATCACCTACACCATGCGCCCACTCGGCTCAAAAGACATGCTCACCATTCTCGACAACGCTGAAGCACTCGACAAACTCTCCGCCGGCGAAATGACCAAAGAAACACTGGAAACAGCGGAAAACATCATCTTCCCACTCGTCGCCGACCTCATGACCCCAAACAACGCCTTCCACGAATGGATGACACAAACCAAACAGCGCAGCGACCTCGCCTACCTACAAGCCATGACCGCCCTTTGCAGACTCATGGCAGAAAACCTCACCCTCGACATCGAAGGCTGACAATAAATGCGCTCATGGGATAGCCTCCTCACCCCCGCAGAAAAACAGCGGATGCAAACATACAAACAACAAGAAACAAAACAACACACCCCACCCAGCATCCGCATCCTCGCCGAACTCGGAGACCTATACGGGTGGGAGGCCATCCACGACGCACTAGAAAACAAGCTGACACCAAGCCTGACCCTCAACCTAATCAAAGAAGGCCAACGCCTCCGACGAACCCACCTAGCCGAACAATACCGACTGACCTTCGAATGCCTGACCGCAGCATTCACTAAACACGGAGACCAAAAAATCAGCCGCATCATAAACGAGCTCGGAAAGGAACGATAAATGGTTGACTCCACACTCACACTCGACGCCGAAATCAACACCAGCGACTGGACAAACGGCGTCAAAACCATCCAAGCCGGAAGCCGTCAAATCGAAACATCCGCACGCGAAGCCTCCGACTCCATGGACAACATGGACGAATCCTCCAAAAAATCATCCAACGGATTAGGCAAACTCTCCGCCATCGCCGGAGCCGTCGGCGGTCTCGTATCCACCGGACTCAACATGGCCGTGGACGCCATAAGCAACCTCAGCGGCGACATCATAGAAGCTTCCGACTCGGCACAAAAATTCGCCAGCACGCTAAACTTCGCAGGCTTGGACACAAGCACGATAGACCAGCTTACCGCCAGCACGCAAAAGTACGCGGACCAGACAGTCTACGACCTGTCCGACATTCGCAACACCACCGCACAATTAGCTGCGAACGGTGTCGACAATTATGCGAACCTAGCGGAAGCGGCCGGTAACCTCAACGCGGTCGCAGGTGGTAACGCTGACACGTTCAAAAGCGTTGGCATGGTATTGACGCAAACGGCCGGCGCAGGCAAACTCACCACCGAAAACTGGAACCAGTTAAGCGATGCGATCCCGGGCGCTTCAGGTAAACTACAGGAAGCCATGAAGAAAAACGGCGCGTACACGGGCGATTTCCGTGACGCGATGGCCAAAGGCGAGATCACCGCCGAGGAATTCAACAAGGCCGTCATGGACTTGGGTATGACCGATGCGGCCAAGGAAGCCGCTACCAGTACGCAAACCATCGAGGGTGCGATGGGAAATCTAGAAGCTTCCGTCGTGAACGTCGGTATGCAAATATTGGATTCGTTCAAAGGTCCTGCTACTCAAGGTATCAGCATGCTTGCCGAGGGTATCGGCGGTTTGCCTCAGGCTTTCAAAAGCATGACGTCGTCGATGATGCCAGTCTTGCAGCAGGTTGGTAGCGTACTCCAGTCTTCTTTCGCTCCGATCGGGCAAGTGTTCACCGGTCAACTATTGCCGGCTTTAAAACCGTTCATACAGTCTTTACAGAGTCTTGGCAGTGCGATCATGCCGATCCTGAACGCGGCTTTCCAAACGTTCATGCCAGTGTTGGGTTCGCTGGTCGCGAATCTGACTCAGATCGGTGCGATCATCATGACCACGGTCACGCCTGTCATCAATAATCTGGCTGCAGTGTTCCAAACCGTCCTGCCAGTATTGCAAGCTCAATTCACCATATGGGCCAACGCCATTCAAGGTGTCATCGACGCGGTATTTCCTTATATTCAAACGGTCATCAGTACGGTAATGAACGTCATCAACTCCATTATCTCGACCGTACTTGCAGTCGTAAGAGGCGATTGGGACGCAGTATGGGCCAGTATAGGCAATCTTGCCTCGACAGTATGGAACGGTATCAAGAATGTCGTTACCGCCGGATTAAACTCCGTTTCCGATATCATCTCATCGGTTCTGGGTGTAATCAGCAACACGTGGTCCAATATTTGGAATTCTGTCAAGAATATCGCTTCCAACGCTTGGAACGGTATCATCAACAGTGTTCGCAACGGCGTCAACAATGTGGCGAACACCGTCAACGGCATTGGCGGTAAGATCAGGAACGCGTTCAGCAATGCCGGATCATGGCTGGTATCCGCTGGCAACAACATTATCCAAGGTTTGATCAACGGCATCAAGGGAGCCATAGGCAATGCCGTCGCAGCGGTCAAGGGAGCGGCTTCCAGTATCATCAACGCTGCGAAGGGCGCCCTTGGCATTCATTCGCCATCACGAGTGTTCCGTGACGAGGTCGGCAAGATGATCCCGGCCGGTCTCGGCGTCGGTGTGGAAATGAATGAGAGCTTGGCCGTACGACCGGTACGGAGCATGATATCGGATCTGCTCCCGTCCTCACTGTCAGGTCCTCTTTCGACTCCGATGTCTTCTCCGGTGGCTTTGAATGAGAATAACGGGCCTCGCGTGTCCGCTCCGATCACCGTCAACGCCTCCGATCCGACGATGGCGGCTCGGGAAACGGTCCGAATGATCAATTTTTGCTACGTGTGATAAGGATATGATGTGGTTATGAGTATGTTTTCCCTCGATTCCCGTGACCTTCGGTTGACGTTGAACGGTTTCCCCCTCTATGGCGTGGACTCGTCTGGGTGCGAATGGCATGTCACGTTTCAGGACGTGTCCGGCTTGTTCGACGGCGTGGGTTCGACTTTGCAAACCAGTGAAAAGCTTATGGCTGACGGCTGGTATAGTAATCTGCCTCGTTTGAAAGGTCGTACCATCAGCATCGAAGGTCATATTATCGGCCGGTGTACCGAATCATGCGTAAAAGCGTGGACCGCGTTCAAAAGCGTCCTAAACACTGCCGGCATGAGACTGTCCGTACGGCTTGGTGATGTCGGTTTCCAAATGCAAGTGTGGCAGTCAGCATCCGCACCATTGGTCAAATGGGCTGGAGTGAACATGCTTCGTTTTAGTCTCGGTCTGACGTCTTTGGATCCGTGCGTATACGGGCTTGAATCGGTGTCCGGTGTTTCGGGATTGCCGAGCACGTCTGGCGGCATGGCGTTCCCATACTGTTTCGGAACGTGCGATGGTCCGGTATCATCTTGGGAGTGGAGCGAGGATGTCCTATCCGGACGTGTCCTACTATCGAACGTCGGCAACGCTCCAAGTCCGGTGTTTATTCGCATTGACGGCCCGGTCGTAAACCCTCAGGTATCGCATGTTGAAAGTGGACACGTCATGGCTTTCGATCTGAAGCTCGGCATCGGCCATTATGTGACCATAAACGGCGTAAACCATGAGATATTGATCGACGGGTTCGATCCGGCTCGTGGCCATGTCGTCAGACGTGAATGGAGTCAGGCTGTGGCCGGGTTGAACGAGTGGGCTTTCAGTGCGAGTGAACATTCGAGTGATGCTCGTATGACGGTTTCTTTCTATCCGGCTTACATGTAGGGAGCGTGTCATGGTTTTGTCCGGTGATTGGTTTGGCTCGCCTCGTTCCGTGGACGGGCATGCATTGTGGGATACGACCGGATTTCAATTCCTTTCGGTGTCTTTGCCTACCGGAATCGTGTTGGCGGAGTTCCAGGATTTGCAGGTTTCCAAGTTTTCGTATCGTTTCGAGGAGAAGACAAGTGAGACGGTGATGATTCCATGGCGGAACATTCCAACTAATTGGAATGAGGCGACGATCCCGTATGGTACGGCCATTGTTTTGGTGAGCGGACAGACCGTATTATGGGGTGGCATCGTCGTTAAACGGGAACGTGGCTTGCAGGATCAGGGCCTGTCTCTCACGTTGGCGACCGTCGAACATTATTTAGGCAACGTGTATGTGAAGGATCATGCGTATTCGAAACGTGACCAGTGCGAGATCGTGAAGGATCTTGTATCGAGTACGCTCGCAGATCACCGGTTCACGCTTCTGACGAACGCGACCCCCAGTGGCATACTACGCGACAGGACGTATGAAGAGTCCTCCGAGAAAACGTTGCTGAGTGCCCTTCAGGACCTTTCGAACGTCCAGAACGGTCCGGAATGGTGCACGTCATGGCGGGCTGTCGAGGGCGGCAGATATCTGCCGGTTTTGACGGTTGCGGACAGGATAGGTTCCGTCACTCCGGTCACGACGTTTGATGAGAGTGTGATGACGTCTTTCAAGATCGTAGAGGATTACACGACTGATTACGGCGCGAACATGGTCGTAGCGGTCGGGAGCACGTCGGGGGAGACTCAGTTGCGGTCTGATGTAATGACCGTGGACCAGTCTTATCGTCCTGTCGTTGAATATGTGGTCCGAGCGTCGGAGAGCATTAAGCAGAAGGAAACGTTGAACGCTCACGCCATGTCCGTGTTGCGACAATTACAGGATGGTACGAACACCGTCGCCATGACGTTGGATCTGATGGCTGCGCCTGTTGTCTACCAGGATTGGAGTCCGGGTGATGTCGTCGCGTGGGATATCACCGATGATAGTGGCCGTTTAGAGGGTTTCGCCCGAGGTGAAGCGCGTGTTGTTGGATATGATATTGACTTCACTGGTTCTTGGACTGTCACACCTGTATTGCAGTAGGAGGATATTATGCAAGGTAAGTTCAGGTTTTCGCTTGATGGGGTGGATGCCACCTCTCGCCAGTTTTCAGAGGTTCGCCGTCAGTTGCGTGAACTGTCGGCGGACGTTTCCAAGCGTGTAGAGGAAGTCGGTAAGCGTGTCGTTACCGTCGAGGATGATTTAGGTTCGCTTATTGGGGAGCAAGATCAGGCCAATGTTTACGAGGGTAATGCCGTGATCGTGCCTGCTCATGGCGGTACTGGCGTTAGGGACGTGTATTCCGGTTCGCTTCTGTCGAGTCCACTGAGGCCGGTTTACTGCCTTCCCGACGGCCGGTTAGGGACCGATCATTCGTCTGCGTGTTCGGTGGTGAACGTTGACGATGCTGACGGGTTCATTCCGTTGGATGCTCTCCGTCGGGTGAAATGGCGTGTGTACATGTATGAGGATGATTTGAATTTGAGGCTTGATAACACACAGCCGGTCGTCGGTCTCCTTGCTGAGGATTTGGATGATGCCGGTCTTGGTTTTTTCTGCCTGTACGATGAGGATAGTGTTCCGGTCGGCGTTGACTATCCGAAGTTAAGCATTGCTGCCTTACGGTTGGCCCAAGAGAGCATGGATGAGGTGGATAAGCTGAGGGTTACTGTCGAGAGTCTTTCCTCAAAGATTGATAAAATAGAGAAGACTTATATTAAGAAACCTACTGTTGGAGAGTAGCTTATGAGTATTACCATGCATCCTTTGACTGCCGTGGATGGGGTTCCGACTTATACGGCCGATAATTTTCGGCATGTTGTCAACCCGTTTCTGGCTCCGTCTGACGGCACGGCCTTCAACTGTATTTCCGGCGTGTTGTATGGTGCTGAGAGCCCGTTGTGCGTGATCGACGGGTTGAAGGTCACTGTCAAGCCTCATTGCGGGATAGTAAGCCCGTGGGCCAGTATCGGAGCTTACACTTATGCCAGTGTGGGCGAGGAGACTGTGACGATTCCTGGTCCGTCCGGTAATTATAAGATCGCGGTCATCGTGGAGGATCCGAATTATTCGCATGGTAGCGTGCCTCGTGGTTTGGTGAAGGTGTATCCGGAGTCGACTGCCGATAATACGATTCCCGGTTTGGTGCTTGCTTATGTTACTGCTGGTGTTATTTCTGACGTGGCTCCTATGTTGTATCGGAATATGCTGGTGAAAGTGCCTAACGTGGATAGGTTGAATGCCCTCTCCGCGGCTGACGGGCAGGAGGTGTTCGTGGCGTCTACCGGTACCCGGTATGTGAGGGAGAACGGCGTTTGGCACGACACCCTCGAAGTGGTTACCACCAATTGGCTTAACGGGAGTTTGACGCTCTTGTATGGTGCGGATTCCTGTACCGTGCAGGTTTCCGGCATTCAGATCGATGCCGCCTCGTGGGCTGAGATTCCTTTTACGGATAAAGTGAAGAAAGAATGTTGTCCCGCGGTGGATGTTTCAGCTGCACTTTGCGTCGAAAATGGGGCCAGTGTCACTGGCTTGTTGATGGTAGGTGCTGACGGTACCATTAAGATCACTAATAGGGGTGGCTCCGGTTCGACCGGTTCTCGCAGGGGTAGTGTGAGCTGGCCAATCTCCAGACGGTATTAAGGGTTTTGCCGGGTTCGGTTTTTGATCAGTGCGCCACGATCGTAATTGTTTGATTGTGGCGCTTGTTTTATGTCGGGTTGGTCAGAGTGGGCAGATGCGGTTTCGTAGTTCGTCCGGCAGTGATGGTTTTGGGTGGCGTGTTAGGAAGTCGTCGTCGATTACTTCGCAGAATTGGGCGAGCCAGTGGCCTAGCGTGCGAATGTATCCGGTTTCGAGGTCGCTTACGTGTTGCAGTTCGTCTCGTGTTTGGATGAGTTTGTTTATTTTTTCGTCTTGGGCGTCGATTTGTTTTTTGAGTTCGCCCTGTGCCTCTACGATATGTTGGTAGGCGGTGGTGAGGTTGTTGCGTCGTGTGGTGACCCATGTGATGGTGCCGCCTACTACTATGCCAGTGAGTCCGAGGATGGACGGTATTAGTTCTGTCATGTAATTAAGTCTAGCGTAGGGTGTTTTGATATGCTAAGTAGTAT